GCGTTATCTTCTGCAATGCTTGCGTTAAACTTCGCCATGCGTGCTTGCGCAGCACCTGCGGCCAAAGACGCCACACCGCTGACAACGCTGCCGACTGCGCCAAGGATCGCGCTAAGCCCAAAATCAGCCATTATATTTTGCCTCGTAAACGCCGTAGGTTCGGTTATTCATTTGGACAAGTTCTCCTGTCGGGCGCATTCCGAGAAACCGAGCAAAGTGCACATTACGCGGATTTTGCAAGTCGATTAGAGACTGAATGTTTTTTTCAGTTTCAATAATTCCGGCCCACACATTTCGCGTTTTACGAGCATATTTCATTCCATAGTCTTTGCATACGAGAAACCAAACCCCGACAAGACCGCAAAAACTTTGCCGCGTAAGCCCAAAGAAACACAATGGCACGCCAGCGTCGTAGACGACCGCCATAAAAAATGACTCTTTTTCTCGCAGTGCTTTCTGCTCTGGGCGAAGAAGTAAGTCACAGGTTGTGGGCTCGGCCAGAGCCTCTAGCACGTTTTCCGGCACTTGTGAAACTTGCTCAATCCGGATCATCACCAACCTCCGTCGAAGTCACAAACCCCAAGATCGTCGCCGGAAGAGGATTATCTTGCACAAAAACACTGGAACCGTCTACGTTCCACTGAGGTTGAATAAGGACGTTTTTCATAGCGCTTATAAGGTTTGTGGGTTCGGAGTAGATTTCTGAAGTGCGTTCTTTTACTTCATAGAGCTTAGAATACTTTCCACCGGCCTTTAATCCACGAGACTCGTGCACGCGAACGCCTATACCCATAATCCGCTTGCGTCGGTTCTCGATTGTTTCACGCTCGACGGACATAGGAAGAGTTTTAGCTTTTGCTACGAACGGAAGACCTACGATTACGCGCGTGGCAGTTCCTTGCAAGATGATCCGTCCCCCAGTTACGATTTGCTTTGGAATGACATTTCCGTCTTGAAGGATCGAGACACGTTGACCTTCTAAGTGCCACAGACCAGACACAGATGAAACAGGCGTGTCCAAAGTCCACGTGCCTTGTGCCGCTGGAAGCGGAGTTAAATCTTCATCTTCAGGAACTAGCAAGGCAACATCGCGCTGCAAAAGCACAGTAATATGCGTAGTGTCAGTGAACACGGTGACGACGCCTTTACAACCTCCAGCACGAAAAACTTTTCCCACATCGAGTGCACTGAAAACCGGTGCATCTGCTGTGCAAATTATAATTCCAGTAATGCCAGACATCTCCACGCCCGCGGCTGGATAAGTTGCATTCAGCTTTAATCCACAGTCAACCGCAAACGCTTCTTCAACATGCGTAATCACACGAGGGGCAAAGCGCTCGATATACTTGACCCAACGACCTGCGATACGACGACGCACAAGAGTGTATACAGTATCTGTGCGGTTTTCCTGAATAGGAAGAATGTCTTTGAATTGGCCTTTAGTATAGGCTCGTGTCCACGCAAAAACATTTTGCTCTTTTACCATGGTAAACATGAGCATTGCACCATCGCTTCGACAAGCCCAAACAAGTTTGAACGGGTCCGAGGCAAAACCCCAGCGCGTGATCCTATTCTGCGCCGAGAAAAAATGATTTGAAAGGATCGAAATATCTGTTCCAGCATACACTCGGCTGAAGTCATTATACGACAACGCGCGGACAGTATAGCCTTTGCTTTCGATGTAGATAAGGTCTGTGTCGATTAGAAGCGGCGGAACCTCGCTGATCCCAGTGTATGTTTGAGGTTCGGCCAATGCATTCGTTGGCGTAACCGGATCGTTAACGCCACCGCCCGTAAGCTGCCAAATTCCTGCATCAGTCATTAAAAGCAATCCGCCCCGAACAGACTGCACATGGCGGATCGGTGCAACTTCATCCGAGTCAATGTCGAACTCATAAGTATCATTATCCGCGACTATATTAGACATATCGAAGTTATTGTGTCGCCGAGGTTTACTTCCATAAACCGTCAGAGGCGCATTGAGTGTAGCTGCGTAAAGCTGGCGCTGCTGAAAACGTCCGGACAAAGCAGGATTATTTCCGCTCAATGCGGATAACAACGCTGTGGCTGTTGCGCCAGAGCCACCACCACTAAAAGTCACAACCGGGCTTGAATAGCCTTTCCCGCTGTTTATGACAAGCACGCCAAAGACAGCGCCGGTTACAGCATCAACAAGCGGTTCACCCACAAAGCCAGTTCCACCGCCACCAGTGACACTGACCGTAGTTGCAAAACGAGGATATAACGTTCCGCCCGCACCAATTTCAATCTTTGAAACAGCACCATCTTTGAATGGGTTACTTTCAATAGGCGGAGTTTGTGTAAAATCAGGGATAATGTTATTATCCGTAAACCGAGTGCCATAAGCACGCCCGACAAAACCAACCTCCGCGCCGGAACTAAAATACGCTTGAGCATTAATTATATTGGTGCGATACACATTGTAGTGTTTTGTGTTCGCAACGCCATCCCAAGACAGTTGTATGCCGCCCGCAGTAGACGCGTAGTTGCTTGTCGCTACTTCGACTTTCATTTTCGAAGCAAGACTTTCGTTTCCCGCAAGATCGACTGACGTGACGATAAAGCCGACTGCGGAAGTGCCCGCAGCGATAGGAGTGGTGACAAGATTTACAGGAACGGCGGCGAGATTACCAATCACTGCAGGAAGAAGTGTCCAGTTTGCTGCGTCAATCCGCGTTAATTCGTAGATCGGAAAGTCTACGGAAGTTATTTTGATTAAATCCCGTTGCTGGAAAAGGGAAAGCTTTTCTAAATCCGCACTGGCGTAAGGCGTGGCCAGCGTATATACACGCGACACAGTGCCACTGACAAACGTTCCCCACAAAGTGGTATTGATAGGTTCATCAAAAACGTTAAACAGCTCAAACGTGTTTGCGGTTACGTTTTTAACTACGCCAGTGATAGTGGCAAAAAGTGGCATTCCGGAGATCGAGAATTTAACCCAATCATCATTGGCGTAACCGTGGGCGATGCTGGTTATGACAGCAGGATTTGTGTTAGTCACGCCGGTGACTGTTTTTGCCGCTTCAAGAACATAGCCTCCGTCTTGCAAAAACCGAATGTAGTTTTTCCCAAACATCACGACATAGGTATTTGCGACGTTAGGCGCATACTTGAATGGAAAAAGTTTCACTTCATCGTTTGGATGTTTTACGTAATCAAGGAACTCAGTCCCCGCACGAGTGCTCAAACCGCCTCTATAATCCACAAACCAGTTAACAGCTTCCTGCAAGCCAAGGTCAAACTTCTCCAAATCCGACCGGCCGAGAAAGGTCTGCGAAAGCTCTCCCGCGACAAAGGCAAACTTGATAAGTTCAAGAGACACCAGCTTGCTCCGACACTGAAATCATTGGACCATTGGGCCAGTAGAAACGGGATTGCGGGGCGGATAAAGCAAACCCGCGAGCAGCAATCCAATCTGGAATAGTTTCGTATTGGTTTTCGTCTGAGTTAGCTGCATTTTCACGCGCTTGGTAGACGAGTTGATTAGCGCGCTCTTCGACAAGGCGGGCGCGGGCGGGTTTGCCGTGCAAGGGCAGCGAAATGAAAGAGCCCAAAGCGAACGCAATGGCGAGGGTTAATTGAGGGTCCCACAGCGATACATTATCTTGCACTACGGTGTAGCAGAGGATTGCGTTTTCCTGCTGCGTATTTATCGCCATTTGCGTTCCACGCGCGGTGAGCGTGAACCTACCAAACGTAGTCAAGTATCTTGGCGCGAGAAACTTTGCGGGTGTCGCGTATGCGAACATGAATCCAGGCTCTGGAGCGTCAGGTGTCCACGCAAGGTTCTCGTCTCGCGTGGACACTAGCGCTAGCCTTGCGAACGCTTTCGCGCAGGGCCACGGCGCCGCACGAAGCACATGGTCACGGACAGGCCCGAACCACAGCCGACAGACCTCGGCTTCGCGCGACTCTTCTGTCGTGGCGGAAACGTCATCCCTGTTTCCAATGGCGTTGAGAGCCATGTTGAATATCTGGACTTCATTTGTCGCCACGACTTATCTCCTTACAGGTCGTCGTCTTCTTTTTTGCCCTTCGCAGATTTTGCCACAGGGGCGATTTCCACGACGGCTTCGGGCAAGACTTCCGTGCCCTTGGGAAGCCAATCTTCCCACTCCGCAGGAACTTCATGCGGATTTTGAGCTTTCCGCCGACGCTCGCCGACAGGATCAAACCAATTACGTGCCAGATTGATACGCATCAGTTCACCGCGTCAGCGTAAGACTTCCAACCACGTGGATCACGTGTCAGGAAGGCGTTGATTTTGCCTGCAGTGGTCGTGGTCGTCGCGGTAATGGCAAGGATGCCGAGGAAGCGTTCATAGACAACGCCCTCCATCGGAAGCTCGACCATGGCAATGACACCGCCCACATTCAGCTGCGGATCGTTTGAAGCGGCGTTACCAGTCACGAAAGCCTTTGTGCTGAAATGTACGCTGGCCGTTCCGTTTGTAGCAATCGCTGCAGTGTCGTCGGAGACCAACTGAAACTGAACCGTTCCGGCAACGCCGCCGGTGATGATTTCAGTGTCAGTGGTAATGGCGAGATAAAGTGTCCCGCCGTTGCCCAAATCTCGGGCGGTGGTAAGGTCGATTTGATTGCCGATCAGCGCTGTGCCAGCGGCAGCAGCCACTGAAACAGCATCGGCAAATTCAACGCGAGAGTCCATGATCATGATGCGGCTCCTTATACCACGAGGGCTTCGTCGGCGCTGAGAGCGTCAGTGCGGCGAATTGGAATGCCGTGGAACGATGTGACAGGAATACCGCCAACCATTTCCACAGTGAGGGTTGAAGTTTTGACTGCAGCAGCCGACTGCTGCCGAAGACGAGTGCGGAGGTAACGGGACATGTAGAAGTTCGCACGCCCGGCGGAGAGATTGGGAATGCGCTCGATTGCTTCGAACATCAGGTTGGGGAGATTTGGCCCCGAGGCAGCATCGAAGAGCGTGGCCGACTTGTCAATGTTTGCGATACGGACAAAGTAGCGCCAATCGCGGATGGTCAAGCCAGCGTCCCAACGATAGTGGGTGCGGTAAGCCTGCATACGACCACCAAGCCCATCAACGTTTTCGACAGTGACCTCACCAAGGTCGCGAACTCTCAGACCAGCTTCGGAGCCCTTCGGCAGAATGCCGTAGCCAGTTGTTGGTCCCCATACGCAAAGCCAGATCGAGTTGTTGTCGGCGCCGACTCCACCCCCGGAGATGATGTTTTCAGCATTGGCCGCGGACAGGCTGTTGTAGCGGGGAGAAAGGCCAGTGAACGCTTCTGGCTCCGAACCTTCATTTCCGTAAAACAGCGTATCAGCCATTTCGATGTTCATGCCCTCGATGTGGGCGGAGTCTTCAACCAAGCGATACGCCGCCGCATTGCCGTTCAAGTCGGCAAGCGCTTTGTCGATTTCAGCGTAAGCCTCCATCATGCCGCAGTTGTCTGTGACCTGCGCGGTCGTGCCCTTGTTGGGCTGAACGCCGCCATACATTTTACGCCAAGTCGGCGCGGGCAAACCAGTCCGCACGGTGGAGCGATGTCCTGTTTCAAGATTGCCTTCCATGAAGGTCATGTCTTGCAGGATTTCGTTGGTAGCAGTCAGAAGCTCCACGACACTGGCGATTGACCCGTTAGGGTCTTTGACTTTCGCAAGGTCCAGAAGCGTCGGATTGGCAACAGAGAGAGCAGCCATTCTTTAAGTTCCTTTGAACATTGTTGGATACATGGTCTGTTCGATCGGGCGCGGAGCAGCGGAAGGAATTCCCGTTGCCGGTTTGCCTTCACCGAGAAGACCTGCGACTTTTGACAAGAACCGAACAACGTGGATATTGTTTCCAGCTCCCGTTGCGTCCATTACCTGTCGTAGCTCTGGCGTTCCATGCGTGTTGATCAGCGTGCTGATCCCGGCAAGCGTGGTGTCAAGCTTCTGCCCACCAAGGGCAGGGTCGGCCTTCACTTCTTCTTGCCAGCTCGCATTAAGCCCTTCCCAATCCGCCATAGCCTTCTCAGACTGGCTTTTCAGAACTTCAGCCTGAAGATTGGCGAGACCGTTTACACGGTCCGCGGCGCTCATCTTCTGGTCATTCATGAGGCCGAGGAATTTTTCCATTGTCGGGGCGTCTACCGAAAAGCCCTCGGGAAATTTCACGGCGTCCGCAGTTAGCGGAACAAATTCTTCAGCTTTCGGGGGCTCGACTTGGACAGCTGGTTCGACAGAAGTCGTCGGCGCAAGTTCATTAGTCACCACTGCCGGAGGTGTCGGGGTCGTCGGCGTTGGAGCTGGCGGCGTAGGCGAAATTTTGTTCTCGAGTGGCATCTTCTTGGTCCTTTAACATCTGGTAATAACCAGCGGGTTCGGTTTCGATAATGCGGGCAAGTATCTGTTGCCCAACATTTAGTTCTCCGCAGCAGAAGTCAGTCCGGGCGCGGTCTCCCGTGAAAGGCTGCATTCCAACTTTTCCAATCCGCAAAAGATACCAGAGAAAATCTCTACCTTCGCCGGTGGATAGAAGATGTTTGAGCGCAGCCGTTTCATTGGTCTCGATCCGTTTAGCGATGTTTGCTAAGGTTCGGTTGAGTTTGTTCGCCTCTTTTTCCTTATCAAACATACGTTATCCTTTTTGCCCAATGGAGTCAACATACATATCATCATCCTCCAATGAGCTGCTGTAGCGCGTTCGAGCCCGGCGTGATCTGCGTCTCGGACAAGGACTTGGCGCTGTCAACAAGAACCTGTCCGGTGGCAGCGGCTTCACGAGACGCCGCGAGTTCATCGGCTTTTTGATTTTCCGCATTCACTTCGTCGATGGATCGGATACCACGAGCGGCAACGCCAATGTCGCGGCCATAGTCGCGGAGGATTTGGTCGAAGTTGGGAATGTTCACAGCCTTGGGGTAGATCGGGGCAATGGTGCCGATGAGTTGAAGCCAACGTTCTGTTGGAAGAACGCCCACGGCTCGCTGTGCGGCAGACAAGATTGAGACATATTGGATTTCGAGTTCGGCTTCACCAATTTCAGCGGGAGCTTCGGGGATCAGTCCACTCCGAAGCATGATGTTGTAGATACGGTTAATGCCTGGGTCGAGGGCTTCGTTGTCAAAGCGCTCAAGCACAGAGCCGAGGAGGACCAATTTCTCTTCACGCCGAGCGTCGATTTCGGTGGCGCTTCGCACGGTGTCGAGTTGGGAAATCATGCGGAAGAGATCGTTATGGAATGTTTCCCGGATACGGCCTTGGACGTCGCGAATGTCAAGAGTCATTTCGCCGAGAGGAATAGCGATCTGGTAGAGGGGTTTGGCGCCGACGTTGTTCACACCTGTAACGAAAGTGATGCCGTTGGGAAGCAACGCCGTTGGGCGGTGCTGAAGCTGAATGTCAGCGACGATTGGAGGGGAGATGAGCTTGTCCAGCCCCATTGCTTTTTTCTTAGTCTCATGCTGGAGTTGGATAACGTCGCCAAGCGCATCCATGGCGGGGCAAGTGCCGTAGGCGTCGTTACCGCTCAACTCCCACCGAGGGAATATGCCGGGCAGTTCGTGATAGCCTTTTTCTTGCAGAATGTATCCCTTGGGCGCGCTAGTGATCCAATAGCACTCCTTAAACTCAAAACCGTATTTCTTTTCGAAATCAGGTTGGATAAGATGAGTGATCGGAATGTCGGTGGTGGAAGCGATGCCTTTGGACTTCCACTCGGCGAGTAACGTGGGGTGCAGGTTTTCTTCACCAAACCGAGATACGATCTGATGGAGTTTGTACGTGAACTCGCGTGAGAAGAGGGTGACCTCCATGCGGTCGCCGTTGGCGATGTAGAACTCGCCGAGAGACGGATTATAGCATCGGATGGTGGATTTTTCATCTTCGTAGATAAGCATGGAAGCCGTGCCGAAGACAACGAGGTCGAGGTAGAGAATGGCCATTGAATTGTAGAAATTACTCTCAGCCATGACGAGAAGCATTCGCCGAGTCACCTCGTCGAGCCAAATGCGGACGGGCGAAGACGCTTCGTCATCGTAACCGGCGATGCGAAGCTTGAACCATGGACGAGACGGAGAAGTCACACCGTTCATCATGCCGGAGGCTAGCGTGCGTGCTGCGGCGGTTCCAGTCGGATCGAGGATGAACGGGTTTTTGGCGTTCCGCACTTTTCGCTCAGCATCAGTCTGAAGCCACGTATAGCGACTTGGAAGATAGTAATCGGCAAGCTCTCGCCATAGGTTCCAGTAAGGAAGACGGTCAGTCTTCATGGAAGATACGATGAGATTATATCTCTCGTGAAGACTGATATCGATCTGCATTACATGCCTCCGATGAGGGATTTTTTGGCCGTCGAGGCTTTGCGGGTAAGACCACCTTGCCCGCCAGCATTGCTGATGAGGGACGTGTAACCTTTTGAGGCTTGCTGGCCCGCTTGATATACGGAAGCGTTAGCCATCGTGGGCGTAGCAGGCGGCGGTGTTATTTTTGGTTTCGAGAAAATCGACATGATTGCCCTTTCAAGCGTTGGTGTAAATGCGTTTTTGTTCAAACGGATCGTATTCGGAGATTACTAGCGCGGGTAGCTCTTCCGCAGCCGATCGCATTACATAGACTGGAAATGCGAATGTGCATGCCAAGGCATCTGCCACGTTTGGAGATGGAACTCCCCGTTTACGCATCTCCTTCTTCGACTCGAGTTGGATCGCCTCGGCTCCGTTCAATCCGAAGTTCGGGCCGATAAGTTCATCGACTAAGGTAATC